CTTAGGAAACACCTCTATGCTATCCAAGGCAGCGTTATATCCACTTATCCAAGCATGATAATTCTCCGTCAAGTATTCCTTCTGGTTGATTGGGACAGGCACAACGATCGGCTCTCTCACTGTATCTCCCTCAAGTGTGATATAGACAGGGAACATCTCCGGGACAGTCTGTATCAATGTCTCATAGACAGAATAAGGGACGCGCTCTCTTAGCGTGTCAACACGGATGAATGTATCCGTTTTACAGACAAGCTCAACCTCTGCTTTCTTCGCGTAACGACCAACCAGAAAGCTAAGAAAGCAGAGTATAAGAACTACTATGACATACCAGGCTTTCATGACCGTACAATTATAGGTTTCAAAAATGATTTGTATTCTTCCCGAACGTCAAAACAGGGACACTCCTTGATAAATTCAAACGGCTCAACTATGCCGTTATCGTTTAAGTCCGGCGAAGTATCTCGGTGGCCGAGAAGTTCGACGACGTCATACACTTGACAGATATCGTTAATCAGATCGTCCATTGCTGCTTTCTGCGTCGGGGTCCGAGTATCGGAGGGCTTACCGTTAGCATCAAGGCCACCGATATAGCAGATCCCGACGCTATGATCATTGTAACCGATACAATGAGCCCCAGCTATCGCGAGTGGCCGACCGGCTTCTATGGTTCCGTCCAAGTCGATTACATAGTTATAACCAATTTGGCTGAAACCGCGTGCACGGTGCATACGATCAATATCCTTAGCTTTGATATCCTGCCCGGCACGTGTGGCCGAACAATGGATAATGATTGAATCTATCTTTTTCATTTTTATTCTCCTATATTAATACCCATTCTGCGGTTCACGATCACCGCACTTCTTTCTCTCACATCTCTTCAGTGCAAGTTCAAGCTTGACATCCGAATAGCTCTCTTTCAAAGTAAAAAGCTCATCCTGTACCTGTCGAAGCCTTCCGGTTTGTTCTACAAAACGTTCTTCTTTTTCTGATAGCTGTTTTTGCAGGAACTCGTTATACTCACGTAAAGCCTTGAACTCCTCCACATCGGCATGGGCGTCCTCGATACGGGCGTTTGTCTTCCGGTTCGTATAGAAGCTAATCCCCCATTTTATCGCCTCGAATCCTCCTAACGTCCCGATTATTGTTAGTATATCGGTTAATTCTACATTCACTTTACACCTCCTTCCGTTTTTATTTGATCATCTTTGTTACGAGTTTTTTCATTGCCATAAGGCAGTGTTTGTTATTTCTCCGCCTCCGGTCTGTGATAGATGGGAGGCGGATTTTTATATTATTCGCCCGGTTGCTCCTCTTTTAGCGGTTCATCCAAAATTTTGACATACGTCGGCATCGTGAACTCAGAGAACATGCCGTTGCGATCTATGAAGTCAACACGTTGTTTGAGGTATTGAAGTTCTTCATCAGTCAAAGCTATATCTGTTGTTTCCGTTATGGCCGCTGCATCAGTAAATCCGATGTTGATTTGACCACTCCCCATATCCTTGATAACGATACGCTTCTGATCAACCTCCGAGATCGCTATCTTACTGTCTATCGATACTTTCAGTTCCATGTTTTTTCTCGTGTCAAACTGTGGCAACACGGTGTTGAGTATTAATACTCGATCTTTTAATGTTAGTTCCATACTATTATTTTAATGATGTTATTGTCAAAAGTTCTTGTTAAACAAGTACCATGTTTGATTAATATATGCGAATGTAGCGCAATCGCCTTTACGCATATCAAGAGTTATCGAGTCTCCGTTTTCATTTACTAACGGAGTATTTGTGTCTTCGGGTCGTACACATATCGCATCAGTTGCGTGTCTCGAAACTATTACATGTATGAATATGACAGAATTATAACCGATTTCACTCCAGGAATCTCCATAATCGTTGTAAACAGTTCCCATTTTACTTGAGACAGTATTTCGAGAAGGTAGATAAACGTTAATATATGACGTTGGTTGAAAGAGATAGGTATCCATATAACCTATATCGTTTATAATCGCATTAGTCTTTGCCCCCGGTCTGACATATCTTGCGGTCGATATCGCACCATTCAGTCTTAACCCCCCATTGCAGAATAATGCGTAGTTGCGATAGCCACCATTAACATTTATCACAGCCCCATAATTTATATCGTTGTGATTAGTTGTATACTCAAGGCGCATCAAAGCACTTGTTCCCCCAAGCGTAGACGGCAAGGTATTTAGACCAAGACCGGCCCATTTACCGGAAGATGAAAATCCCAAAAACGCATTACTTCCTGATGAATAAAGGAAAAATTTAGAAGACGATTCACCTGAATAGCGGTTATCCGAAAATAGTCCTCCACTCTCCATCCTGAGCCCTCCGATATAGGCATCCCCATTTTGATAAACCTTAAAGGGGGCATTTGCAGGTGCTGTATTTCCGGCCCAGATCCGAACAGAGTTTCCGGCTGTTCCACCTCCGGAGAGTCCGGCAAGTTTTTCTCCATTTGAATTTGCAATATAGATACTTCCTCTACTTTCCACATTTCCGTTGCTTTCTACCCGGAATGTCGGATCAGTGGGTGGTTGTCCTTTCGCCCCGGCTGTTCCTCCCGACCAAATACGGATGGAACCGGAAGCAGCCATTCCACCTGTGCTTCCGAAAGCGATCGCACCGGTAGTTATGAGTCCGCCGTTGATCTCCGTTATCGTATTGTCATACTTTGAGGCAAGCACCCATTTAGAACCGCTATATCTATAGATATTCTCCCCATCCACCCATAAGTCATTTGTCCGCATCCCCGATGCTGGAGCCGTCGTTTGATAAAATACCCTTGCCTTGTTATTTGCAGTCAATTGGGCGTTGTTAGCTGCATTTGACGCATTCTCTGCATCCGTCAGGGCATCATTTATCCCATCATACAACGGTTGAAGGTTAGGACGGTCGGAAATGTTATTATAACCGGATGTTCCGGATTTGAATACCATCTTCCCGCCAAACTCTCCGATCCCCAGGTTGAAATAGCACTTTCCATCTGTCGATACTATGCGATCCACCGTGATTCGGCCGGGCAATATCTCCGTGAAGCCGTAGCAGGTCACAAACGACCGTACACCGTCGGCTTGACTACCTAATAAACCGACCAGAAAGTAATAATCGCTGCCTTCGTCCATGTCGTGCGGTTCTTCGGACAAGATAAACTCGCCGGCCTCAGAAGACTTGCCACATTTGGCGTACAGGTAGAGCTTCCCGAAGTCGCCCAGCGGCGGACTGGTGTAGGCAGGTAGATCCCAGAACTTATATTCAGAAACGGCATGGCTGCCTTTTATTTCCGAGATGCCGATCGTCATGTGTTGAAGGATCGCTTTCGGGGCGGTGAACAGTTCGGTCGCATCGTCATAGACAAAGTCCGGATCGACTTTCCGGGGATTGGTCTTGCTGTCCACGAAGCGGAATTGCAGGTTTTCATGTCCGACCAAAAGGGACATGGTGCGCACCCAGACTGGATCGATCCCCTTGGTGTAATCTTTAAACGCCTTTTCCAACATCTCCTGTGCTTCAATCGCATCACGTAAACGGCGCTTGGTGTAGTGCATCGCATCGCTGTGGCGGTCGTCATTGATCACCTCGTTGCTTTCGATCTTCGACAGATCCGAGGAGACAAAGCCACCGACCGGCACATTGCTTAACTCCAGTCCGGGGCTGTAGGGTCTATTTATATAGTCTTTTACGGCCGTGATGCGGATACGCACTCCCTCAGGCTGAAACTGCGGGTCGTCAAACAGGATGTAACCACCTGGCACCAACCGTCCACCCACCTCCAGCCACTGCGATTTCGCCCAAATGCCGTCCAGCTCACCGGTAAAGGCAAAAGATTCCTCTTCCTTGTTGTACAGGCTTCGGGCTGCTTCACGGAACATATCCCATGACGCACCCGTCTGTATAGCATCGTTGCAGACGTATGCCTGCGGCAGCGAGATGTTGAAGACCGCGTATGTATCACCCACGGCCGGACAGCGGTTCGGATTCGGTATCGTGCCTCCCTCTTTCTCGACAGGCACCAACTTAAACCGTCGGGCTGCATGGTCGTAACCGGTCAAAGCGTCAGATGTCTGCTCGAGGTCAAATTCTTCTCCAGTCATCACACCCGACTGGAAGATAATCGTTGCAGTTTCGCCCGGTATTCGGCATTTGGAATAGTCCAAATCTGCCGGAATCGTGTTATCGATGATATCATAGAGATGCTTTTCGGCATCCACCACAACCACCTCGGACACGGTGCCCACCCGTGAGGGGTAGATGTGCGAACAGTCCAAGCTGTCCTCATTGTTATTGGCCAAAGCCCGGTCGGCTCGTGTAATGAACATACCATCCTTGTCGGTTTTATAGTGTCTGCCTTCGTATTCCAATTCCTGGGATTTTGGCAGCAGCAGACAGGAAGCCCCATAGGCGGTGCGGTCGATGTTGCGCTCGCCACCCTGCACATAGAGGATGGAGGTGGGTGGTTTTTCGCCCTGCAGCTTACGGCCGACACCGGTTTTGAAGCCATTCCCACGGCCGTAGGAAAGAGGCAGAGGATCGTCCTTGAACTTCTCTACCTTGCCGAAATTGATAGTCTTGCTGACGATTTCGAATTCTGTTCCCCATTCATCCGCAAAGCGGTTCAGCACATCCAAACAGAACTCATGGCTAAAGGCCAAGGTCTTTTCCGGTGCATCGATACAGGTCCCAATAGACCATCCACCAACTCCCGATTGGTTCATGTTATCAACCAATAACTCCAGAAAGAAGCGGGGTTTTCCGGTAAGTTGGAATTTCAACTTTCGGGGGATGGCTGACAGATGCTTGTATTTGATGGTATTCAGCAGTTCCCAGTAGCCGCCAAAGGTGGCACTGTATTCGAGATTGCGAGTGCCATGCTTTGTCAGATCCTCCGGTCTCCAGAGCGTATATCGCTGACCTTGATAGTCAACATAGCTGTAGACAGGTATTTCTACATGTTCTGTCAACGAGAACACAAGATTGACCTTGTCGCCCTGCCGGATGGCCCGATAGCGATAACTGGTATCATCGACCGGTATATCGAGAAGTATTTTCCCTGTCTTTTCAAAAATGATCATAGCTCATTTAATTAATTGATTAACTTTGTCTCCGGAGACCCTCGGTCCCCTAATTTTCTTTTTTTACAGCCTCCAATCTGTGATAGCCTGGAGGCTGTTTTATTATTCTTTCGCCACCGAACATTTTATATCTCCATTT